AATCAAAATCAAACATGTTTCTTTCCTCCTTCGAGTCGGGCGATGGTGTCGGCGTACTCTCTTTCGGCCTGCTGTTTCTTGGTAATATGTTTGACATCTGTTGTCAGCATGGCCAGGTACTCCAGTCCGATTGCCCGTCGTCCTTCGTTGTACGCCGTGATAACGGCGCTTCGATGAAAGGTCGGTACATTGACTCGCGCCCTGTCTAAGAGTCGCATCAGGAACCACCGGCCCTTCTTATCGTCCAGTAAATAGTCGAGTGCCTCATTATCGAGGCGCTGTACTTCATCTATCATGTTTCCATTCCCATCCATTCACGCAAAGCCGGGTTGCCGTCGTTCGCGGCATCTGTCAGGTTCTTTGCCGCCTGTGCCAAGGGTGCAGCCTGCTGTGCCTGCTGCGCTGCCATGGCCTGCTGCTGTGCTTCTTGTTCGGCTTTCTGCTGCTGTTCCAGAATCTGCTGGTATTCGTCTTCCGAGCGTACCATGGTTGCCGGTACGCCGATACGGTCCAGGTATTTTGCAACGGCATCGCTAAAGTCTACGCGATTGACGACGCGCGGGTCCAGCTGCGCCGTCTGCCCGACAAAAGCAAGGCCCTGTTCAATGGCCGTAAGCCCGGACATTTTCTGCGCCTGCGCCAACGGCGAGAGATACTCAATCTTGATTTCCTGGCCGTCCATGAGGTCCTGTACTTCTTCCGGCAGCGGTGGAAATACATTATTTCGGTCGAGGATGTTGTAGACCCGGTCTAGGATAAGGTTGAGGAATTCGGACTGCAAGCGTTCGACTACCGGGCCGAGCTGCTGCAATTTTTCCTGGTTGCGGGCCATGACTTCCTGCGCCGTCATTTGTCCCCGGTCCAGCTGGTCGAGCATCATAAACAGGTCCGTCGAGTACGCCCGTTTGATACGGTCTTCGACGCGGACGATTTTCTTATCGAGCGTACCAATATCGAGCTGTCCCTGGAATAAGGGCCGGATTGCATTGTTCGGGTCCAGGTTCGGCGTGTAGCCGCCTGGGAAAAGGTTAATGCGGTGCGCCAAATCAGTTGGCCCCTGCATGGGCGGTTTAATGCCCAGCTCCGTGGCCATGGCCGAGTCATATTCCATCTTTTGCAGCATCCGCGAGTCCTGGAGTGCGTACCATGCTGGGCCGACGCCGTATTCTTCAAGCCCTTTGACATCGTAGCGGGCAACGGGAATCGCCCATTCTTCAAAGCCTGTGGCAGCGAGGACTTCCTGGTCGTTCGATCCTTCTACCCAGTAGACGGACCGGAAGGGCATTTTCGTATTGCCCAGTTCGTCCGGGTTGTCTTTGTCGTTCTCTTCAACGAGCCAGCATACCGTGAAGTACGTCGAGTACCCGTTATTGCTGCGGTACACGTCACGGACACTCTGCGGGCAGTTATCCAGGCCGAATTTGCCGACAATCTGCGAGGCCGTCATTTTGACTTTGCGCGCAAAGGTATTGACGAGGCCCTGGGCATTGGTGCCGAGGGCATACGTGCCGATAGTGTAGGGCACGAAGGTTATGCCGCGTCCGCTGGCAAAAATGCCGAGCGGCGCCTGCCCGAAAGGTAGTTCCATGTAGACCGTATGGACGGCATTGTAAAAGTTCGAGCGGGCCAGGATGTATTCGGTAATGTCGCAGCGCTGGTCAAGTACGCGCTTGACCGTCATGTTGTCATTTAAGGTCATGTCTGCCAGCGTGTAGCGGAACCATTTTCGCGACGGCGGAGTCAGCCCCGATTGGATACCGGCAGCAAAGATACTGCGGCATTCACCGGGCATGGTGTTGTAGATGTTGTCGTCGTGCAGGTTCGGTTTGCCCGGCTGGTCATCGTCGAACATGCCGTCGTAGGGCAATTCATTGTCCCGAATGTCTTTCCAGATATCAAGCCAGCGCTGCCGCGTCCGGAAGAGTGCGGCGTGACGCTGCACGAGCTTCGACTTCTGCTGCACGATATTCGCCTTTTTA